AGTTTATCGGTCTGTGCCTTTAAATCGGCCTCGGATAATTCGGATATATCTTTACCCGCATCAGCAAGAGCTAATGCAGCTGCTAAATTTTCTTTATCTAAAACTCCAAATCGTTCTCTAATTTTTTGTTGAGTTGCTAGAGATTCGATTGTCATATTACTTGCTTCTGCAATTTTTTCTTGTTCAAAGGAATTGAGTTTTGTTACATCACCTAACTTCATCACCTCATCAACCACAGCTTGTTGAGCACCAAGTACATCTTTGGTTGCTGCTAGTTGTCTTGCTCTACCAAAATTTAAATTTTGGCCTAACATAGCAGATGCTTCTAATTCAGATGATATAGATTTTTCAAAATCTAATAAATTATCTGCTACTTTACCTGCTTCTCCAATAGAGGTTCCTAATTTAGCTGCTTCAACTGCTGCATTTCTTAATTCTTCAGCCGAACCTCCAAAGTATTTGTAAGCATATTCGGAATTATCCGCCATATCCTTAATAACCTTATCAGGTGAAACACCTGCCAATTTGGCCATTTCAACAGTTTGACCTATTAATGCTTGAGATTGTTCTGCAGTTAAATCTCCAATGTTTTGGAATACTTTATTTAATTTCGTTGCTTCGGTTATCGAAACTCCAAAGTTCTTGTTTAATACTAAAATAGAACCCATTACAGCTTCAGATGGTTGTTGTAATCCATCAAATGCATTTGTAAATTCGGCTGCTGCTTTTGCTGCGTTTTCGGCACTTACACCTAAATTAGCGAAATCAACATTCGTATTACGAATGTTTTGTTGCATTCCTCTTGTTTGGGAAACTAATAAACCAGTTTCCTCTCTAAAAGCTTTTGCTGCTTGGTCAAGTTCCGAGAATCTCTTTATTGCCATAGCGATTGTTGCCACTACTGCAGCAACTACTATTAATACTGCACCAATTGCAATTGCAGTTGCAGCTGCACCAGTTGAAAGACCACCCATTGCACCTCTTAGAGCAGTTATAACACCTTGACCTTGCCCTAAATTACTTGCAAAATTTGTAGTAAATTGTTTTGATGCAACTCCTAATTGTTGTTTAAAAACCGAAGAACCCATTTTACCAAGTTTGGATAGCATACCACCAACTAGGGGAATTTCATCGAACGTATCAACTAAACCATCAAAAGCATCACCCATGCTACTTCCTAACTTTTGTGCAGCATCATCTACCTTTTGTATAGTGGTTAATCTTTTTAAATCTAATTGTAATCCTTCATTTGTTATTTGTAAAGCAGCTACCCTTTGTTCAACATCTTTTCTATTTGCATCAGTAATACCTCTTTGGAGATTATTTATTGCCTTATTATTTTTTATAATTTGTTTTTGAACATCTTCGGAATCTTCTAAACTTTTTACCGAACTTTGTAAATTTTGAATATATTTTTTTGTAGCACTACTTATATCATTTGTGTTATTAATTTGGTCTTCTAAATCTTGAACTATTGCACCAGCTATTGATTGAGATACTCTTAATGCCTCATTATATTCATTTTGTAATTTTAGTATTTCTCTTTGTTGCTGGGAATTGTTTAACATTTTTTAAAATCTTATCTAATGTTTAAAATAGCTTTGTATGTATGAGGAATTCTTTCTCCGTTTTTTTGCATTCTTTCTACTTTTTTACGAAGGGTATCCATATCATTATCCAAACTTCTAGCAAGTTTCAAAAAATCGTCATCTTTTTCTAAATTTGAAACCATTTTTTTTCCAAAAATGTAATCAACAACACCTTCTTTCATATCGTGTTTTTTCGATATAAATTCTTTTATTTTATTTTTTTTTGTTTCAGTAAGTTTCATTTTAGTTTATCTCCAATTATACTCTAATAAATATTAAATAAAAAAAAATGTGAGGAGTTTTACCTTCTCACATTTACATTTGGGCCACTTACAGCTGATTTAGATTTCTGAGATTGTTTTACATCTTCTTGTTCTCTTTTTTTAGTATCTATCAATTGTTTGTAGTAGAAATTTCGTATGTGTATTGGTAATCGATAAACTCCTTCTTGAGTAAATCCATTACCAAAATAACATAATTCAAAAATTTGTTTATGAAGTATAATTGAATAATTACTCGGAAGGCCAAAAAAACCCTACGCCCATTGGAATCGAGCGTACCTCCTTTTCTCCCGTTTGGGGGTCTTCATATTCAAACTCCATTTTCACATCTGGTTGTATTTTTTTAATGTATTCTCTAAATGCTTTAGTATCTCTAGTTAAGAATTGGTTGTTGATAAAATTTGTGATAGCACCAGTATCAGTTTTACCATTTACAGAAACAATCATGTATCTATATCTAGTTGTTAATTCAGCACCTAAAGCACCTTTATTTAATCTTTGTAGTGATTTTATATCGGCATCTATCTTTTTTTCATCACCATGTGTCAATAATCTAAATTCTAATTGATTACCATTTGATGTTGTAAATTTATATTTATTTTCTCGAGTTAATAAAGTAGTATCAACTTCTTTTACCTGAACTTTTGATAAATCAACAACTACATCTTCTTTTTCATCTAAATTGTTTGTAAGTTGAATATTATATTCAGGTCCATATCCCAAAATACGAGTTGCTAACATAATAGCATTTTTATCACCAAGTAAAATATCATCAACATTGATTTTACTATCTACTATAATAGATTCAAATAATTTATCTAAAACTATACCTTTTTTAATTAAATTTTGAGATGTTAAGATTTCTTCTTCTTTTGCAGTCATGTATTTAATTTCTATTTGACCAGAAGAGAGAGGATTTGATTCAGGATAACATAATCCTTGAGATGGAAGTGAAATTACTTCGGTTGGAAAATCATAATTTGCCATAATAAACCTTTATTTTGTTGTTTGTATATAAATATATAAATTAAAAAAAGTTGAAAAAAAAAGAGTTCTCATTTCGAGAACTCTCTTGTATAAGAAAATGAAATAATGTATTAGAATTCCAAGATTGCGTAATCGTAAGAAATTGTTAATTCGATTGTAGCAGGGTCGGTACCAGTTGCCCAATCCAAATCACCAAAGTTAGCTTGAGAAATGAAAGCTCCTTTTAGAGTCCATTGTTCGATTTTATCACCCACAGGACCTAACATATAACATTGAATATCTTTTTTATACATATCAGCATATCCATTTCTACCAGTTAATGATTCGTGAGATAAACGTATCCACTCCATTACCGCTTGTGCTCCTGAAGGAACAATTGGGTCATAAAGAGTCATTGTAATATCTTGCCACTCACCCTTGCCTTTAAGTTGTCTTTTTACGTTAATGTGATCCAGAGTAACCTTTTCAAATTGAATTGTAGGTCTTTGAGATGCTTTTATTAAATATGAAGGAATACCACCTACTTCGAAGATGAAGCGGTTCTTCATCTTCGGTTCGAAATTGGTATAGAACATATCGTTAAATTCTAATACTTCTGCCATTTTTTATTTTCTCCTATTATACTAATAAATATAATTTTTTTTATTTTTTAAATTATGAACTGAATGATGCACCAGTTGGTAAGATGTTGAAATCCAACACGATGAATTCAGCAGTTCTTGTTGGTTGTAAGAAAATCTGTCCAGCCAAGATGTTTCTATCAATTACATCAGGTGTATTGTTAGTTTCATCCATTACAACTCTGAATGCGAATAAACCTTGTCTTTGTTGGATTCCTTCCAAGTAAGGATTTACTGTATTCAAGAATCTTGAACGAGTTTGTGATGTATTTTGTTCGAATACCAAGTATCTTGAAGTAGATGCAATGTATTTCTTAACTTTAATCAACAATCTTCTTACATTGATTCTATCCAATGCAGATGCTCTATCTTGAAGAGTTTTCTGTCCAAATGCCACGATACCCTCTCCAGGGAATTGAGCGATTGGGTTTACTTTGTTCTCATATAGAGTATCTCTTTCAGCATGAGTTAATCTATTCAATACACTAACTGCTCCAGTGATACCACCTCTATTCAAACCAGCTGGTGCGAACCATTCTGCTGCAATAGCATCATTGGCTGCGTAAATTCCTGGCATTAATACTGATGGTGGAACAATTGTTAATTTATTTGTTCTTGAATCGATTGTTTTAACCCAAGGGTAGTATGCACCTACATAGTTAGAATCTACATTTTGTGCTTCCAATGTTACCAAATCAATTGAATCATCGTAATCACTCAATTCACCAATGTAGAATGCATCTTCTCTAGCTTCTACCATATCAACAATCTTATCGAATACATAAGAGTGTAATCTTCTAACAACACCAGGTGCAGCTACCAAGTTGATATCAAAATCATCAGGGTTAGATACTGCGTTAATAGCTTTTACATAAGCAATTGAACCACTTGTTGTAGGATTAGCTAAGTTAAATCCTTGTGAATTACCAGAACCCCATTCAGTATCATTATTTTTTGCCAAAGCGTGTTTTATAGTTGGAGATACTCCATCAAATCCACCTTGGAATGCTACTGTAAATTGTCTTTTTGCAACATCAGTAGTGTTTGAACCAGTCAATAAATAATTAAATGGTGCATTATCAAATGTGAAACTTGTATTTGAACCAGTACTAGCATTGTTTGGAATTGGTGCCAAGAAGTAGTTATTATCTACTCTTACAACTGCAGTTTCCAAATCTATACCCGAATATCTAAATGTAGATGATGCATTGTTATCTGCAGAACCAGTTGAGAAAACAACTGCAGGTGTGATTGAATCTAATCCTCTTATTGGAGAATAATATGGTTGGTGTCCGAAAGGTCCTGCCGTAACTGGGAAAGAACCTTCTTCGGAAACTTCTACTCTAACCAATCTTGAACGATTCGTATAATCACCATTCATTGTCATTTTACCATTCTCATCAATAGTGATGTTTTGGTCACCAATTACTTTTAAGATGTAATTTGGAGATAATGGATCTAAATTTACATTGTTGTAAGTTTCTAAAATAGATTTTCTTCTATCAGTATCAGAGTAACCTCTAATTACAATAGAGAAAGTTGCATAATCAGTTGCGTTTGATTCACCTGCTGCTTTTATATTAAAAATTGAAATTTTGTATTCAGTATTAGCATAAGTACCATCACCAATAGTATGGAAACGGAATAGTTGATGTGTTTCACCTGAAATTTCTTGTGATATAATCCAAGGAGTGGAAGCATAAGAACAATCTTGGTCTACAAAACTTTGTTCTCCTAAACTTACCAATGAAACTTCTGAACCAGATGATATATTAAATGTTGATATAGCTGCATTTTCAAAAAATTGAGATACATAAACACCCTTGGAACCTCTTGGATTTCCACCAAATACATCTGATAAATCATTTCCAGCAGTGTATAGGATAGATGCAGAGATTTCTGTGTTATATGCAGAATCAGAACCACTTAGTGTAATACTGAATGCAGAAGATGATTCTTGAGCATCAATAGAAGCAGTGATAGCATCACCGTTACCTGATGTTGTCCAGTGATGAGTTGATTTTAGAACACCAACTAATTTTTCTCCGTTTGAACCTGATACTTTAATACCAACAGTTCCTCGTTGAGTATATCCACCGATATGACCAACACGAACAATAGTTACTGTTCCAGCTTCTCTTAAATAATTTTGAACCGCGTAACCAGTATAGTATGAACCATCTGGTGTACCGAAAATTGATTCAAATTCTGATTGGGTGTTTACTACGGTTGGAACGAAAGCAGGTCCTTTAGCAAAAGGTCCAATTATTGCTGCTCCGATTTCACCAATACCTTGAGATAAAAATGATTGGTCATTTTCTCTTGTAAATACACCAGGTGATACAATCTTTTCTGCCATTTTATATTACTCCTTTATAATTTCAATTGTGTAATGATACGAATATAAATATTATTTACTTTTTGTAAAGAATATTTTTTTACTGATTAACCTGATTATTTATGGGAGTAAATATGCCAGTATTTGGGTCATAATTACCATCACCATACTTTTCATTCAAACTTTTAAATAATTCTTGTTCTTTTTCTACTAAATCTTGATGTTGTTTGAATAGTTGAGTTTCAATTTCATCTACTTCATCGTTTCTTCTTTTTCTCTCAACTGAAAGTTGTCCTAATTGAGTAAAAACGAGTTCAACATCGGTTTTTAATTGATTAATTGAATTGATTTCTTCTTGTGTAAACTTGATTTGTTCCATCATTTTGATATATTTAGTTGTTATTTTTTATATATAAATATATG